ATACGATCATTTTTTGAATCATTGATTGCGTCAATGTACATATTATTGTGTTCGACCGACAGTTTCCAAAATCGTGTTTAATTCATCATGGTCTTCGTTAGTCTGGGTAAGTGTTGACTTATACGCAGTCTTAACCGCTTTCTTCAAAATACTGGGCTTGATATCTAGCTCTTCCGCAATGGCTTTTATCGTATCATTAAGCCCGCCGTTTAGTGTTTCAATTTCGTTGAGTACCGAAATACCCTCATTCACGATTTGGGTTAGCTTAGTTTTTTCTTCTTGATTAAATACTCTACCGTTTGACATATGGTCTCCTGTTGTTGTGTAGTATATATGTGAAAATTTGTGAGGTAAAACTTTTCATAGATTACTAATTATAATCTATGTTTGTGTGTATTACAATCTAATTGGTATTATTCAAAGATATGTGGGTTGGCAGCACCGTATATTTTTATTAGTTTGCCAGCCATCATGTCAGCCATTGCTTCTATCGGTGATCCCGGATAACTTGAATCGGGTTTAATCATATCTAGGTCGTGTTGTTTTACATGTACTAGTTCGTGGAAGGTAGTTCTTAAAATATCTACTAAGTTTCTGTTTTTAGCATAAATCCAAATCTTACCTGATCCAGGTACGTGTCCACCAGTATGATGATTGCCTTGCGCTTCATCAGTATCCATGCTTAGTTCAATTGCGGGTATTTTTGTGATGTTAAGTTTTTTACAAATCCATTCTACTGCTTTAGCTACTTCAGCAGCTTTGTTATCATCAATTTCTTCATCCAAGCTTTGTATTGCTTTTTTAGCTATATTTCTTTCTTTTTTAGCATTTTTTACAAGTTTATCTAGAACACTGTATCTATGTTTATCTAAGGTAGGCAAACCGTATGCTGGATTTTCTTGAACTGTATTTTCTATAATAAACTCTTTTGCTCTCATAATAACTCAGTATTTGGTGCTACACTTTGACTTATGGGGTAGCGAATCCTTCAGTCGCGTAGTAGCTCACGCACATAACCCCAACGGTCCCTGGGTATGTTCACTTCATTTCTTTAATCGTACCAATAACAGCATCAGTAATGCCATATTGTTGTTTCATTAATTGCCTAGCCATAAACAAGTTTTGCGCAGTTACAGTAACATCCATATTACCAGTATAACCCGGTTGCTTTACAAACACCCGGGCAATGTACATTTTATATGGTTGTACAACGTCTGCTACTTTCATTAATTATAATAAGTGGGGCCGCCACTTTTGCTAGGTGCCATATTATCATAAGGTGATTTTGGTCTTGCTTGTCCCTTAAAGAACTTAACAATTTTATCAAAACCTTCTTTGTTTTGGCCACCAACATTTTGCATAGTTTCTTTATTTGCCGGCATAACTGTTTCATACTTGCGCAAAAACAAGTTAATATCTTCTACCGGTAATTTAGCTTTAGAGCCATCTTTAAAACTAATAGCATAGTTTCCATCAACGTCAAGTGCTGACCGTAGTTGCATAACCAAGTGCTTTACTTTGTCTTGATCGGCATCAGCAACCGGTTCGTCTTCATCCCAATCGTCAATTTCTCTGTTTTTTGCTTCGTTAGTAGGAGTGTGCGTAACATCAGCTAAGTAAACAGCAATACCAGCAGTAGACTTCAAGCCCCACTTTTCAGCAGCTTTTTTAGCAGCGCCATAGCTTGAACTAGCAGTACATTCATACGTACCTTTTTTAACATGAACACACACGTAAGGGCGTTCTGCGTTTTCTAATAAAACTTCTTGGATTTTCATATTAAGTTCCTTTATTAATTTAGTATTTATGCTCTATCTGTTTTTAATGTGCTGTTTAACTGCCAAGACCATTTTTCATGTGCATCTAGTCTTTCAGCTAAAAAGTTCATAATACCTTGTTTGTTCTCTTGCTCTGCGGATTTGAAGCAAGTATTCAAAAGATCAATAAGTTTTAAATTGTCTTGATAAATTTCAGCTATCATTAATTGGGCACGGGGTATCTTTAGCTGATCTTCTATTATACACAGTTCTGCCATTCGTGTAAAGCTTCCGGGAGCGTAACTGCCCAAAGTTCTTACATATTCTGCTGTTTGGTCAATGGCATTGTCAAACACATCTTCATAGATTTTCCCAAAAAACTTGTGATATTGGGGAAAGTCTGGTCCCTCTACATTCCAATGAAAATTTTGGGCTTTTATAGCAAAGCCATAACAACTTGCTAATAATACTTTTAAATCATCTGATAACATTTTTATTCCTCAATATCGTCTAAGTTTATAAACTTAATAGGTTGTTTACTTTTTACTGCTGCTAACGCTCTGTGATTACCATCAATAATTCTACCGTCAGCAATAACGATTATTTGATTTGCAAGATTTTGTTTAGCATATGTTTTGACTAACTTCTGTTGATAGCTGTCCATGATATCATATAACTCATCTACGTGTTCTATTCTGTACTGTCCTTTTAGTAATATTTCTAATTTATAAGGTTGCATAGTTTGAATTTCATGTTGAGTATTCAATTCACTATTAGTAACATATTCCCAAAAAGCTTCGTCACGATCGGGGAAATCATTTTGATAAACTTGATTTAAAGAAGTAGTATCTTCTTTAAGAGTTATGAATTCGCGGGCTCTCATTTCTTATCTCTAGTACTCTTAGTAGGCACGTTCTTTGCCTTACCTTGTCTTTCAGGATTTGGATCTTGTCTACGCTTTCTGCTAGCAGCACTTGCTCTACCTTTTTTACCTAAAGACTGTGCTTTCTTTTGCGGTAAGCATTTTGGCTTACCTTCACCTTCACTGCCCCTAGCACATGAGCCTCTGATTTTACCGTCAGGACCAAATCTAACCCACTTTTCTTTAAACCATTTACGCAAGTCTTCTTCTAGTTGTTCTTCGCTAGTTTCATCTATACTTTCTTTTGGCACACAGTTAGGAACCATTTTGCCACTTTTCTTTTTCATACCCACTTGTTTGTATGTATCCCAACATGCTTCATCAAGCTGGTCAACTTCTTCATCAGTCTTTTTTCTGCCCTGACAATGTGCTTTTTGGCTAAAGCCTTTTGGATTACTACAGTTGATAGAGCGTTTATATTTCTCGCTCCAAGCTTCTGTTATAAACTCACCAGCTCTCATTTGCTTTTATTACCCCAATTACTAGCGCCAACTTTGCGGCACTTTACTAACGCACCTGAAGCATACGCACTTGGCCAAACTTTGTAGCGCGATTTTACTTTATGATAGCAAGCATCTTTATTGCCTTCTTCGTTTAGTTCGCTTTCTGCTACTAGCTTACCGCCGCATTCGGGGCACTTATCAGTATTTTCTGTAACTAATGTTGCTTTGTAGTTTTTATTAGGTAAACGAATAAGTTGATATGAATTTCCTTTTAAATCTTTTCGTTGCATCATTTTTGGGCCGTGACTTGCCGCATCATACGCAACTTCTGCACCAAAATGTTTTTGTAGTGATGCTGAATCGTGTTCTTGATCAGTATTTTCTGTTACACTTTCGTTTTTAGGTTCCCAGTATCTTCCTTTACCCAACATATTATCTTGATAACCATACCACTTACCTGATTTACTTTGTTTTAATCCTGCACGACTAGCATCAGTTTCTTTTCCTGCTGGTACATTGTAAAAAAACATACCTTTAGGTTTGTTATAAGTTTTGCGTGTTTCGTGACCTAACTCATGTTCCATTTCTCTACGCTTGAAGTCGCGTTTGCTCATTGAACCCCAATCATCATTCTGTTCGTTCTGAATACCTCGCATGATAGAACTTTCAAAACTAGGAACGATTGGTTTGTCGTCTGCGCCCATTACTTCGCCTTTACCTAATGACAAACGAGTTTTATGATTTTCTATTCTTCTTTCTAGTTCTTTAATTTTAGCTTGATCATTTTGCTGTGCAGCCATTTGATGATACTTGATAAGTGTTTGTAGTTGAGGACTATTGCTATACACTTGTTGTGCTTGCTGCTGTCCTATTCCCCAAAGAGAAGCTAACAGTGCTGTACCTGCTAATACTTTTCCTATTACTCCTTCGGACATTTCTCTGTCCATCATGGTTAATGTATCATAGTCAATATAAAAGTCTGTGTCTGGGTCATATGCCAAACCAGCTTTTGGATCGTAGTAATATACTTTACCGTTTCTTGCTCTGAATGGCCCTTCTAAGCCTTGTCTTTCTTGATATTTTTCACGATCAATGTTTGGTAGTATACGGTAGCCTTCCGCCATATCTTGATCAACAGATTCTATTTTTAATCTCTTACTGATATAATCATGTTGTGCTAATAGTCCACTCCATCTTTCTCTAGAGCTAAAACTTTCATCTTTATCTTGGCGCAACTTATTTATTTCTCTTTTAGTCTGTTCAAGTTGTTGTTGAAGTTTTATTCTTTCTTCTGGAGATGGTGGTGTTGCTTTAAATGCAGGTTTTACAGGTTGTTTTTCCCCTGGCTGTCTAATTTTTGCGTTCATGCCCATTGATTTTGCCATACTAGCAAAATCATCTGCTAATCCTTCCCCTACGCCGCCGCCAGCAATAACTCCGCCGGTCATTTCATCAAAACGGCGCTGATATGAATTAGCACTTGTAGAATATCTAGAACCTATTGTTTTCATACCTTCGCCGGCTAACAATAAATCATACATTAGTTTTATAACTTGCATGGGCGAAAACAAACTATCAATTCTATTATAAAAGTAATCTATTTTTTCAGGTTTCATTCTACGATCAGGGAAACCTTTTATTAATTCTCTTGCTCTAGCTTTAATAGTTTCTAAATCTTTTATTTTTTCTAATTGTTTAATATCGTCTATACTAAAGTTATCTCTTTTGCCTTCAATGGTGTCTTCACTTAGTTGTTTATGTTCTAAATACTCACGAACAGTGTTTAAGTAATCATTTGCTTTGATAATCTTTTCTTGAACCCAACCTTCAATACCCACTTCTTCGGGAATGTCTTTGATCAGTTCATATATCTTTTTAGCATTCTTATTAGATTGAAACAAGTCACTCTTTGCCATTTCAACTTCGTGATCAGTACGGTCTTTTGCTTTTGGAATAAATCCAGGCTTGATACGATTTCCTTGACCAGGAACAATGATAATGTCTTCTTCATCAAGTTTGGCTTCTGATAAGTCTTGGTTCCAGTCTTTTGTCCATTTTGCGACTTTATTAGCATCACCCATATGATATCCATATTCTATACCAAACACATAATTTCCTGCATATACGACCCATCCATCGTACTCAGGGTCTTTACCTTGAACCATAGCGTAATCATCTGTATCAATGCCTTGTAAACCAACTAAGGATTTAATCCATTTTTTACCTAGTTGTTGTATTTGGAAAGGTCCTTGCCATCCTCGACTTTTTAAGATTTCAACTAGCTTTTCACTACCAAAGTTTTTACGTGTATATGGTGAGTCAGGTATTGTTAACCTGTTACTAGCTTCTGAAACATCTTGCTCTTGAGATTCTTTAACTGATTTACTGTTAGCAAACTTTTCATTAGTCTTTTTGCCAGTTAATAAGTTGCCGCCTTTTTCGTTAGGATAAATTCCTTTACCGCGTGTTTGTGTTTTGCCTACAGGTGTAGCAACAGTAGCTATAGCCCCTGAAGTAGTTGATTCTGTGAATTGTTTGCTGTTCATAATGAAATCCATAAGTGATATGTATATTTATCAAATCTGTAAATTTATAGAACAATAAAAAAGGGGCCTAAGCCCCTTTTTATGTCAAAATATTATTATTTTACTTCATTTCCTGCTTGATCTACCAGTTTCATTCCTTTAGCTTTTTGTGCTTCTAGATACATAGGTCCAATAGTATTCAACAAATGGTCTTGATTTTCCTGGCAGAAGGTATAAGTACCTGTGTGTCTTAACAAAACTCGTTTGTCAACCCAAATTCTACCACCTAGATCACGCCAATTTTCACACATAGTCCAGTCTTCTGAATAATATCTGTTTTGCCTTACTGCTGTGTCAAAGTAAGTTTTCAAGTACTTGTCATATTTAGGGTCAAGACCAATATCATTCTTATACTGCTTCACAGCAGGATGTCCGTTCATTTTTTCAAATACATGCTTCTTGGTTAATAAAAATCCAGTACCTGCTTTACTTACTTCTTGTAAACCATCGGCGCCTTCTTCTGCTCCATCAAACCCGTTTACTACCCATTTAATTGGCATAGTTTTCATCGGGTAAAGTCCACCGATTACATCTACATCTCTGTTTAATAGAACCAGTAGATGCCATGGCTCCCAACCAATATCAGCGTCAATAAACATCAAGTGAGATGATTCAGGCATTTCTAAGAACTTGGCAGTCAGTGTATTTCTAGCTCTGCTAATTAGCGACTCGTTTACCATTGTCTCAAGAGTCCAGTCAATGCCTAACTGTCTAGCAGTGTTAGCCCACTTGATATAACTCATGAATGTAGATTCTGTTAACATGCCACCGTAGCAGGGCATTGCCAAATGTGCTCTTGTAGTTCTTAAAAAATCTACATTGACTTGAACTTGATTTTGTGCGGGAGCTTCAGTGCCGCCGATGCTTGCTGCTTGTGGTGCTTTATCAGCTAGTTCCTGAACTGCTTCTACTGGAATAGCTTTGTCTTGATTTGTTTTACGTTTTGCCATGTTATCCTCTTCAAATAAGTAATATTATTTACTATCTGAAGAGGACATCAAATTATTTTTCTGAGATATAATCTGTAGATTCGGAAATATCTATTTCTCTACCTTTAGCTATTGGACGA